TTAGATGCCGCAACTGGAGATTTCTCTGGTGCAGTAGATATTGCAGGTGCAACAACTGTTGCCGCCTTAACTGCTTCTGGTGTAGGTCAAATTGCAACTTTAGGTATAGCAAGTGCTAAAGATTTAGGAAATGGCCTACATATAAAAATTGCTGATGCAGGTTCAGTAACACCAAATACAGATGCTGATGAGTTTATAATTGAAAATAGTGCTAGTGCGGGAATGACAATTCTTACAGGTACTTCTACAACTGGTGCTATTAATTTTGCTGATTCTGGAAACGCAAATGCAGGAGTTTTTAGATACGACCATGCAAATGACAGCATGGATTTTTTTACAGCAGGAAGTGAAAGAGCAAATTTTAATTCTTCTGGATTACTTACACTTCTTAATGGGATGCAAGCACAAGATAATATTCAAATTATTGATGATAAAGGTATACTCTTTGGTACTGGTGATGATATGTATATCGGTACTAATGGTGGTGAAACAGAATTATCAATAGGTAAAGGTAGTACAACAACTGGTGGAACAACAGGTAGACTTAATTTTATTCCAACAACTGATGGTACTTATCTAGATTTATTTTCTACAGAAGGTAAAGGCCCTGCTATGGGGATGCTTCAAGATGATGGAGATGATAATGATGATTACTGGAGACAAGGTCAAGGTGCACTTGATGGTGATGCAAATATATCGTATACTTGGGGAAACTATACTAGTGGTGGTTGGGTAGCAAAAATGCGTTTGAGTACAGGAGGTATTTTACAACACTCTGGTTCTCATTCAGCAAGTCATGGATTTGACTATGCAGAGTACTGGCCTTGGAAAACAGAATTAGCAAATGATGCTAAAATTACAGAAACATATGGAATGACTGTTGTATTAGATGGTGCTACAGTAAGACTTGCCGAAACAGGAGAAGAAGCAAAAGTTATTGGTGTTGTTAGACCTAATAATACTTCAACTAGTACAGGTGGGGATGCAGGATTGTATTACATTAATAAGTACGAAAGAAATGTTTGGGGTGAAACTCAATTTGAAGAATATACACAAGTAACTTGGGAAGATACTTATAATGATATAGTAATTAAACATTTTTACATGAAAGATAGAATACCTGCTAAAAGAATAAGACATGGTGCTGTGCAAAGTCAAGAAAACTGGCATACATTAGAAAGTAATTTTTTAAAAGATAGTGAGGGTAATTTTGTCACTTTAGTTGTACCTTCAACAAACGCAGAAAAATCTGCGGCAAATTATGTTGAAAGAACAACTTACACAAAAGATAAGGGTGAACATAAAAAAGATGATAAGTTAATGAGAGAAAAAATTAATTCTTCCTATGACTTTACTAAATCAAAATCTTATCTAGGTAGAGATAAACGAAGAAAAGAATGGTGTATTGTAGGATTAATGGGACAGGTAGAAATAAGGGATTCAGCAATAGTACCAACATCTTGGACTAAAATGAAAAATTTAGAGACAGGTATAGACTTGTACTACATTAAATAATGTTATTAGGACACGGAGCAATAGGACAATTTGGAGTAGCAGAAGCGTTACCCGGTTTTGTTGTTAATGTAGGAACCGTTGAGTTATCTTTAGGATCAGCAGCTACTTTTAGTGCTGGAACTTTAGGTGCAACGGGAACAGCAGTATTTGCTGTAACAACAGCAGGAGTCGGAACATTTAGTTTAGGTACAGAAGTTGCAACAGGTGGAGCAAACGTATCACCAACAACTGCTGGATCTATAACTGCAAGTGTAGGAGAAGAGACAGCATTTGGGGAAGCTTTCCAAAATTTAATTTCATTCTCTGTTGGATCACCAGACTTTTTCTTATGGAATGAAGTTGATGACTCTGCAGATGCAACATGGAAACCTGTAGATCCGGGATCAACAGACTAAGGATAAATTATGGCAGATGACGCAACAATAAGTATAACCGCAACTCTTTTACCAGATGAGATTTCTAAATCTATTAGTGGATCAATGACGGTAACACCGGATGACGCAAACGATAAATGGTATTATAAATTAACAGCTTGTACAAATGCAAACACTGATTTAATTGCCGGACATTTTTTAGACTATACACCTATTGATGACGACACAGCACCAACAGCTATTACAACAAGTGATAAAGTAAAATTTTTATTTGTTAAAAATACTAGCAGCGCAGACGGTGTTATGTTATGTTTTGATGGAGGAACAGCAGCATTTAACTTAGTTGATGGTGTATTTATTGGTCCTTCACAATCATGGTTTGGACGTTTACCAAATACAACAGTTGGTAACTTACATGCTATATCATCAGATATTGGTGATGCGGGAGATGCGACAGCAAATCTTATTGTAGCAGCTTTAATAGACGACGTGGCATAGGAGATATAAATGGCATCAACATATACTAGTACTCTCAATCTCGAACTCCAAGCCAGCGGAGAAAACTCGGGAACATGGGGTACAATAACAAATAATAATATAACAAAAGTAGAATCAGCTATTAAAGGATATGTATCTGTAGCAATCGCAAGTGCAACAGATGCTTTAACAGTGGCAGACGGTACAACAGCAGATGAACAAAGTAATGCAATCATCAAACTAACAGGTACGCTTACTGGTAATACTACCATGCAGTGTGAAGCTGTAGAGAACTGGTACATTGTTGATAACGCAGCGACAATGAGTACACATACTTTAGGATTTAAACCAGCAGGCGGTACAGCAACAAATTTAGTAGCAGGATCAAAACATATTTTATATTCTGATGGCTCTACAATGTTTGATGTTTTAGCTGATGCAGGAAATCTTAAAGCTAATGGAACACTAACAGTAAGTGGTAATACATCACTTGATGGTGGTACATTTGTCTTTAACGAATCAAGTGCAGATGTAGACTTTAGAATAGAAGGTAACGGCGATGCAAATTTATTCTTTAGTGACGCAGGTAATGACAGGATTGGTATTAAAACTGCTTCTCCTTCAACTGAATTACACGTAGTTGGTGGTGTAAAAGCTACTGGCGCAATTGATTTTGATGGTGGTGGATTTACATTTAATGATACTGGCGCATCTGTAGATTTTAGAGCAGAAACAAATACCTTGGCAAACGCTTTCTTTATAGATGGCTCAGCAGATAAAATTGGTTTTGGAACAAATACACCTGCAGACGCAAGTGTAGAAATAAACCAAGCAAATTCTTCTGGAGCTATAGCTTGTCTATCATTGGATCAAGACGACACAGACCAAGAATTTATTAAATTTGATGGTACAACCGCAAGTGATCAATCAGCAAGTTTAACAACAGATACAACTGTAGGTGCTATAACAGGACATATCCGTGTCAATATTAATGGCACTGATTTTTGGTTAGCATATTACGCAACTAATTAGGAGCTTTAATGCCGTTAACAAAACTGCAAATAGCGCCGGGTATAGATAAACAAAATACCGAGTATGGTGCTGAAGGAAAATGGGTCGATTGTGATAACGTACGTTTTCGTTATGGCTTACCGGAAAAACTAGGCGGTTGGGAAAAAGTAACAAGCGATGCTCTTGTCGGTGCAACGCGTGCTATACTTACTTATTCAGATTTAACAGGCGTTAAATATGCTATCTACGGCACTAATAAAAAACTCTACGCCTATTCAGAAAATAGTTATGCTGACATCACGCCCACGCGCGCGACAGGAAGCATTACCCAATTCGAAACGGTTAATACTTCATCAACCGTTATTGTAACAGACGCGGACCACGGTGCGTTGATTGGTGACTTTGTTACTATATCTAGTGTTAGTGGTGCAGTAGGCGGTATAACCGCAGCTAACTTACAAGGTGAGTTTGAAATATTAACGGTGCCAAGCTCTAGTACATATACTATTGAAGCTCCAGCAGCAGCAACGTCGTCCGCGACCACTGGAACAGGGACAGCAACATATCAAGTTAATACAGGAGCAGCCGTATCTTTATTTGGTTATGGTTGGGGTGCAGGTACATATGGTGCATCAACATGGAATACATCAAGAGCAGGTTTAACAGGTGCAGCAGGGGTTTTACTACAATCAGCAAAATGGGCACTTGACAACTGGGGAGAAGATGTTTTAACATTACAGTTTGATGGTAGTTTGTTTTATTGGGACACATCAGCAGGATTATCTAGTAACTTAGCTTCAACAACAGAAGTAACAGGGTCGCCTACTAAATCACGGTTTATGTTAGTATCGGGTGATGATAGACATGTTATTTGTTTTGGAACAGAAACAACAATAGGAACAACATCAACGCAAGATAATATGTTTATTCGTTGGTCTTCGCAAGAAACAACAAACGAGTGGACACCTACAGCGACTAACACTGCGGGATCAAAAAGATTAACAGACGGAAACCAAATTAATACAGCGGTTAGATCAAGAGGTGCTGTTATGGTATGGACGGATACAGCCTTATACCAAATGCAATTTATTGGTGCACCTTTTACTTTTGGATTTAAACAAGTTGGTTCTAAATGCGGTGCAGTAGGAATAAATGCTGCAGTAGATATATCGGGTACAGCATTTTGGATGAGTGATGAGTCTTTCTTTATGTATGATGGCGCAGTAAAAAAAATACCTTGTTCTGTGCAGGATTATGTATTTGATGATATTAATACAAATGCAAAACAAGATGTGTTTTGTAATGCTAATTCTGAGTTTAACGAAGTTATGTGGTTCTATCCATCAAAAAATTCTGATCAAATTGATAGAGTTGTTATGTTTAATTATGCAGAAAACTTATGGTATGT